ATATGATCCGGGCCCGGCTGTCGTTCAACGCCTCCATCCAGGCCATGTTGGGGCTCACCGCGAAGTGGCCCCAGGCTGTGGCGAAACTGGTGGAGGACAAGGCTAACGGCCCCGCCATTATGTCCGCCCTCGGCACCCGGATCGGCGGGATGATCCCGGTCGAACCCCGCGGTTCGAAGTACAGCAGGGCCGCCGCGGTCTCGCCGTTCGCCCACGCCCACAACATCATCCTGCCCACCCCGGAGCTGCTGCCCAACGTGGCTGAGCTGACCGAGGAGGCTAAGTCCTTCCCGAACGGGACACACGATGACACCGTCGACGCCATGAGCCAAGCGGCCGACCAGTTGCTATACTTTCCCGTAGTAGAGGACGAGCAGGACCTGACCGGCGAGGACCTGATCGAGGACACCCCCAACGCCTGGCTCGCACCATACTAGGAGGCCCCGAAGTGGTTACTTTCCGGCAGATGTTCGGCCTGCAAGAGTCCAAGGTCCAGCAGCTCGCGCAGGTCACCGAACGGGCCGAGGTTGCCGAGGCCAACCTGGAGATCCTGACCGAGTCCCTGGCCGACCTGGAACTCGCGATGGACGACCGGGGGTGGCAGGCACTGACCACCCAGGGCGACACCGAGTTCAGCCGTGAGGGTCTGCGCAAGAACGCCAAGATCTCCCGGGTGATGTGCATCGCTAACCCCCTGATGAAGCGCGGGATGAACGTCCGGATTGCCTACATCTGGGGCCAGGGGATCGGGGTCAACGTCCGCGACGAGGAGGGCGGGCAGGACGTCAACGCCGTGGTCCGGACCTTCCTGGATGACCCCGGCAACCAGGCCGCCTTCACCGGGGACCAGGCCCACGAGACCCTGGAGCGGGCCCTCGGGACCGACGGGAACGTGTTCCTCGCCCTGTTCACCAACCCCGCCACCGGGCGTGTCCAGGTCCGGTCGATCCCGTTCGACGAGGTCACCGACATCATCTGCAACCCGGATGACCGGGCCGACCCGTGGTACTACGAGCGGCGGTACACCCAGCAGGTGCTGGACGCCAACTACCGGGTCCAGTCGGTCCAGCAGGTGGATTACTACCCGGCTCTGAACTACCGGCCCCGCCTGATGCCCAAGACGATCAACGGGTACAAGGTCCACTGGGACACCCCGGTGAAGCACGTCAAGGTCAACGCCCTGGACGGGTGGAAGTTCGGGATCGGGGACGCCTACGCGTCCCTGCAGTGGGCCCGCCTGTACCGGGACTTCCTGGTCGACTGGGCAACCCTGGTCAAGGCGCTGTCCCAGTTCGCATGGAAGGCCAGCGCCGGGAACGGGTCCAAGGCTGCGAAACTGCGCCAGGCGCTCGGGCGTCGCCCCGCCGGGCCGCAGATCCCGGGCAACCCGGACACCGTCGGCGCTACCGCGGTGCTCGGACCCGAGGTCACCCTCGAAGCGATCCCCAAGACCGGGGCCACCATCGACTCCGAGTCCGGCCGCCCCCTCGCAGCGAACGTCGCCGCGGGGCTCGGTATCCCGGTGACCGTGCTCCTGTCCGACCCCGGGGTCACCGGGGCCAGGGCTACCGCCGAAACCCTGGACACCCCCACCGAGAACGAGATGAGGATGCGCCAGGCGGTGTGGGGTGACGTGTACCGCCAGGTCCTGGAGTACGTCGTCCTACAGGCCGTCAAGGCAGCGCAGGGCCCGCTGCAGGGCGTGGTGACCACCGACCAGTACACCGGGCAGCAGGTGGCGACCCTCGCCGGGAACGAGGAATACTCTATCGAGATCGTGTGGCAGCCCCTGGACCAGACCCCGATGGACGTCGTGGTCAAGGCCATCGTCGAGGCCGACTCGACCCGGAAGCTCCCGCCCCTGGAGATCGCCCGGCTGCTGCTGAACGCCCTCGGGGTCAAGGACGCAGACGAGGTGCTGGACGGGCTCACCGACGAGGACGGCAACTGGCTCGACCCATATTCGAGCGTCGGTACGGAAGTCGCCAACGCCGCCATCGCAGCGTACCGGGCCGGGCAGGACCCCGCCGCTGCGCTGGCTGGTGCGGGCGACCCGGCCGAGGACGACGTGGCCTGATGGCCATCACCCGGTCCACCCTGCGGGCCTCCCGGTCCCTGCGGGTCACCGTGGACCAATCTGTGGATCAGGTGACCCGGGACCTGGTGAAGGCGTGGGTCACGGCGTGGGACGAACTGGCGAACGCGTGGGAGTCGGCCGCGGTGGAGATCGCAGCCTTGGCCGCGGAGGGCCCGGTCCCGGGGTGGAAGATCGCACAGCTTCGCCGGGTACAGCAGGCCCTGGCCGCCACTGAAGCTGCCCTGGCAGGGCTCGCCCCCGAGGTCATCCAGGCTGTGGCGTCCGGGACCGCGGACCTGATCCCCCCGACTGTGGCGGGCCAGGCCGAGATCATGGCCACCCAGTTCCCCAGACAGGCCGGGACCCAGGCCGACCTGGCTGTGGCGCTCAACCGGGTGGACCCGGCGTCCCTGGCGTGGATCGTCCAACGGACCACCGAACAGGTCACCTCCTCGGCTTGGTCCCTGGCCTCCGACGCAGCTAATGTCCTGCGCGCTGGGTTGGCCCGCGGGATCGGGGCGGGGGACAACCCCCGGCAGGTGGCCCGGCAGGTCGTCAAGCAGGTGGGGGATGCGTTCAACGGTGGGTTGGCCCGGGCCATGACCATCGCCCGGACCGAGATGTTGGACGCCCACCGGGCTGCAGCGCAGGCGGTCCAGGAGGCGGACGCTGATGTCCTGTCCGGGTGGGTGTGGCAAGCCAAACTGGATTCCCGAACCTGCCCGTCTTGCTGGGGGATGCACGGGACGACCCACCCCTTGGACCAGCCCGGTCCGATGGACCACCAGAACGGCCGGTGTGCTAGACTTCCGAAGGTAAAATCTTGGGAAGAGCTCGGGTTCGAAGGCATCGACGAACCGGACGACGCCCTGCCAGACGCTCGCGACACGTTCTACAGCCTGCCGAGAGCGACGCAACAGGGTATCATGGGTACTGCAAGGCTCGATGCACTGGACAACGGGATGGACTTCGTGGACCTGTCGCAACGCCGCACCAACCCAGGTTGGCGCGACTCGTACGTCCCGGTCCCTGTCCGCGACCTCCCGGCCACGGCCTGAGAAGGGGCAAACATGACTGTCACTCTCGCCCGGACCTCCGAGGTTACCGAGTCCCGCACCCTTGGCGAGGCGACCAACGCCCTGCAGACCAACGGCAGGATGAAGGTCCTGCTGATCTCGGTCGGTTGGGGCTCATCGGGTTACTACTCGGCCGAGGCCCTCAAGCAGGCAGCCACCGACCGGATCTTCCCCGCCGGTACCCACATGTACCTGGACCACCCGACCGCCTCCGAGAACTGGGAACGCCCCGAACGATCCGTCAAGGACCTGGCCGCGGTCCTGGAGACCGACGCCACCTGGGACGAGTCCCAACAGGGGTTGGTGGCGGAGGCCCGGGTGTTCGCAGCCTGGCGTCAAGCCATCGCGGACCTGGCCGAATCCATCGGGGTGAGCATCCGAGCCTCGGCCGAGGTCGAGCCTGGGACCGCGGAGGGCCGCAACGGCATCCTGATCACCGCCCTGCACGAGGGGATCTCCGCGGACTTCGTGACCCACGCCGGACGTGGGGGCAAGATCCTGCAGGTGATCGAGTCGGCCCGCGCCACCGGACGTGCGATCTCCCGGGGTGTGGCGGAGGCCACCGCGAACGACCGCCGGTCCGAACTGGACGCCCTGGTCAAGGCCGCCTGGTCTGGCGAGCAGCAGTGGGCCTGGATCCGGGACTTCGACGACGAGACCGTGTGGTACGAGGTCGAGACCCCCGACTCTGCGGGTCTGTTCCAGCAGGGCTACACCACCACCGACGACGCCGCGGACGCCCTTACCGGTGACCCCGTCCCGGTCCGGGTTCAGGTCCAGTACGTCCCGGTCACCGCGGGCGACCCCGACGGTGGCACCCAGACCACCGTCACCTCGGCCGACGAGGCCGACAACGAACCCTCCCAGGCCGTCCGGTCCGAGGAGTCCACCGCCACAACGTCCGAGGAGGACACTATGGCTAAGATCCAGATCGAGGAGTCGGAGCTTTCGACTCTCCGTGCGGACGCGGGCCGGGCGACCACGCTGGAAAGCGAGCTCGCAGAGGCCCGACGGGAGCGCGCCGCCGCCGAGGAGGCGCTGCGCCGCTCCGTCGAGGAGGCCGACGCCGCCAAGGTCGACGCGATCATCGCGGAGGCCGAGGAGCCGTTCGACGCGCTCCAGGTCGCGGGCCTCAAGGCCCAGGCCCCGGTCGACGAGTCCGGCCGGGTCAAGCTCGACGAGTTCAAGCAGCTCGTCGAGGCCGAGGCCGCCAAGATCGCTGCAGCCCGCGGTGCGGGCGCGGTCCGCGGGGTCGGCCACACCGCCGCCCCGAACCCCACCGGCACGGTCTCCGAGTCGGACGTCAACGACGCGGTCGCCCGGGCGTTCGGGCGTCGCACGAGCAAGGAGGCGTGACCGATGGCCACCAACGAGATCTTCCGCGATGCGGACCACCTGACCCTCCCGGTCGCGTCGGGGACCAAGTCCTCGGCCCCGGTCGCGGTCGGTTCCCTGGTCGGGGTCGCGATCACGGACCGTGACGACGCGACGGGCACCGCGACCGTCTGGCTCAAGGGCGGGTTCGAGTTCGTCGTGGCCGAGGCCGTGTCGAACGTCGGCACCCCGGTCTACCTCCAGTCGGAC